ATAAAAGTTATAGGTGTATAATTATGGCAGTTCGCAAGACAGAGGAAGGAGCTAAACTTAAACGCTGGTTTAAAGAAAAGTGGGTAGATGTACGTACAGGTAAACCCTGTGGCAGGCAGCAAGGAGAAAAACGAAGTGGTTACCCTTATTGTCGCCCGTCTAAACGGGTTTCAAAAGATACCCCAAAAACAGCGTCAGAGCTTACTGCAGCTGAAAAGCGCAGTCGTCTTGCACAAAAGAAAAGCTCTAAAAGAGTTAAACGAGTTACGTAGGAGGTACAACAATGACTCAAAGATGGTTAAGAAATATTAAAGATGGTGAGATTTACGAGTGGGATGCAATTCTTGCTGACAACCCATTGACTGAAGAAGTGACCGAAGAACAAGCATTTCCAGAAAAACATATTCCTAAAAAACAAAAAGGCAGAAAGCCTAAAGTTAATCTTGAAACAAAAGAAATTCCTGAAGAAGGTGACTCTACACCAGAAGATCTTGCAGAAGAAGCAACAAGAGGTTTAGAGCGAGCAAGAAACAGTCAGGGGCACTACATCGCTGATGATCCTAGTACTCCAGAAAACGAAGCGTGGGTTAAGAAGTGATATTAAATGATGTCATTACCGAAGTAAGACGGATCTTACAAGATACGAATAGCCCTCAGCGTTATTCGGACACTATCTTGTTGGGATTTGCTAACCAAGCACTTAAAAGAATAGCAGTGCTTAGACCTGATTTGTTCGCAATTATTGCTGACATTCCTACTACTCAAGGCTCAGTAGTACAGTCTACACCTGCAGATTCTATCCGTCTTATTGAAATATATTCTGTAAAGAATGGTAATGGTATTATTGAAACTAATCGTGAAGCACTAGATCAAGCATATCCTACATGGATGAATGATCCTGAGGGTGCTGCTGTTAATTTTATGCGTCACGTTAGAAATGCAAATAAGTTTTTTATTTATCCAAAAGCCCCTGCCAATCAAACTTTAGTAGGTGAATACTCTCAGACACCCCCAGATTACGATGGTACTACAGCAGTTGCATTATTGCCTGATGCTTATTTTCCAGTTGTTGTAGATGCCACTGTATTTATTGCTGAGTCAGTTGATAATGAGCATGTAAACTCACAACGGGCGCAGTTGTTTCAACAATCGTTCACTCAAGCTCTTGGTGTTGCTGCGCAAAGCAGATCTATTACTGATCCTGAGCGAGGTGGACTTGATGAGGAGGATGTTACCTAATGCCTATATATACAAACAGAACATTCCTCGACATCGTTAATAGGTTATCTCCTAGTGTACCCGGTTGCCCAACGCCAGTCGTAGAGCAATATGTTCGTGATGCTGCTATTGAAGCATGTGAACGTACATTAGCTTGGCGATACGAACAGCCTGCAATTAGGCTTGTTCCGGGTGCGTATGATTATGCGTATGATACTCCTGACGATGCAGAGGTTCATGCGTTTATAACAGCAACTGTAAATGGAAAACAGCTTACACCTGTAACTATAGAGCAGTTGTATGATCTTTACCCTAAATGGCCCCATCAAAGTACTGATGAGTATTCTGAACCTAGGTATATAACACAGTTAGATCCTGATAATTTTTCTGTAGCACCACTACCAGATAGCTCTCAGAATTATGATGTTAGGATGATTGTATGTCTTAAGCCCTTACGCACAGCCACAAAAATGGATAAAAAGTTTCTTGATGAGCTTGAAAATGTAATTATGCACGGTGCACTTCAGCATCTATTAGTTTTACCTGATAGAACATGGAGTGATAGAGAGTTAGCTTCTTATCATGCTAAACAGTTTGCTTTTAAACTGTCAGAGCGTAGAGCTAGAACTAATATCGGTGCATCTAAATCGTCTGTTCGAGTACAGGCACAAAAGTTTGCGTGAGGTAAATTATGGCTGATACAATAAAAGTAGTAAAAGGAGATGAATTACCACAAATCGTCTTGACACTTACAGACGATACAGCTAACTCAGCTTTGGATTTATCATTATCTACAACTTCTGTTTCTATATATTTTAGGAAAAAAGGTAGTACGACAATACTATCTACAATTAGTACTACTAAATCTACAGATGGGTCAGATGGAAAGATAACTTTTAATTTCGCTGGAGGTGTACTTGATGTTGATCCCGGTGAGTATGAAGGTGTGATTGCAATCAATTACAATGGTTCTATACAGACTGTATATGAACTTTTAAAATTTAGAGTAAGAGCTAGTTCTACGGCTGCTACCACTACCACCACTTATATCGTAACAGTAGCTAGCGGAACTCTTTATGGTGGCGGTTCAGGGAATGTTTTCTACCTAAGTGGCACTGGTAATCCAGCGTTAACATTTGTACGCGGTAGTACTTATATATTTGATCAAAGTGATTCTAGTAATGCTGGCCATCAAATAGCTTTTAAAGATTCTGGTGGTAATGGTTATACGACTGGTGTTACTACGGTTGGCACTCCGGGTTCATCCGGGGCAAAAACAACTATTGTTGTACCTTCTACAGGTACTTTACCAGCCCAATACTATTGCACATCTCATGGTAATGGTATGGGGAATGTAATTAGTTAATGGCTAATACTAGCATATCTATATCTTCTATTGTTGTAACTTCAGTTATAAGTGCGGCTGTTGCTGTTTCTTCTGTATCAGCTGCCACATCTTATACTGATATTTCAGTTGGAACTTCAGTATCTAACCAGAGTATAAATGCTGATTTTCTTGTAGTTCCGGGGATTAATTTACCAGAACAACAGGTAGCGGCTAGTGACGGCGAAGATGAAATTTCGATTGAAGCAGAACTAACAAAAGATATTGATGCTGTAACTAACGATGAAGCATTACCTACTGAAGCTATTGATAAATTTGATGTTGAGTTAGTTAAAACAGATTCAGTTACTGTACAAGAAACTCGTGTAAAAGTATTCACAGATTTTATAGATTTTGATCCTAGTGACGCAGATGTAGACGCAACACCGATAACTATATCTGAAGCAGCAGCGTTTGACTTATCTAAAAATTTTTCAGGTGCAGACGATGTAACACCTTCCGAGTCTATTGCTAAAGACCCTGTTCAACCGGGGATTACGGCTTCAGTTTCTACAGCTGAGACAATCAATCAGTTTAGGCCCCATAAAAACGTTACAGACACAGCAACAACTTCTGAGGCGATTGATCGTTTTGATGTAACAACAGAGTTAACCGACACAGTTACAGCTACAGAATCTTTAGCTAAAGATTTTACACTTGCTGATCCAGATGATTCAGTTACAGCTGTGCAATCGAATGTAAAAACTTTTACATCTAACGTAGACTTTGATTTGTCAGATGCTGATGTAGATCCTGATCCTGTTACTGCTACTGATCAGATAAATATTTTTGCTGCTACCAAAGGTTTGACTGATACTGTTAGTGTTACAGAAGCTACAGCTAAAACTGTTACTAATAATAGCCTTGCAGATACTGCGTCACCAACAGAGGCAGCAGTTTTTAATGTAACAAAACCTGCTATAGCAGATACACTTTCTGCAGTAGAGGGTATAAAGCTAGAACCTACTGTACAGTTTACACCAGCAACTTCTGGTGCACAGACATTTGTTATTACAGTTGTTAGCTCTGGTGGGAACAAGTTTGCTATTGATGGTGTTACAAATCCAGCTTTGGAGTTAGCTAGCGGTGTCACTTATACTTTTGATGTTAGTGATAGCAGTAACTCTGGGCATCCATTACGTTTTAAAGATGGTTCTACTTCTTATACTGATGGGGTTACAGTAAGTGGTACGGCAGGTCAATCAGGTGCAACTGTAACGTTTGTAGTACCTAATGATGCGCCTGCGTCAACGTTACTTTACTACTGTACAGTTCATGGTAACGCTATGGGTAACAGTATTTCTGTGCCTAATAGCTTAACTGCAAATCAAGTTCTTGCTACAGAGGCTGCTGTATTTAATATACAACAAGCTTTTTCTAATACTGCGTCAGTTACAGAAAGTATAAACACTAGTCTGATACTTGGTGAATCTACTTTTCAATATCCAAACCAAATTTACATGCATGATACTGATTCTAATGATTCAAATATTAGAGGATACCATAGAGGTTTAGGTGAAGCAGGAGTAGCTTTTGTACAAGATGTGTATAGACACAGAATT